CTGTCTGATACGGACTCCACACTTGGTAATTCGGTATCCACTTTAATATCTTTAGGTTTGACAGGAAATTCTTTTGTAACCCAATTTGAGTCCTTCCAAAATATCCTGTTGTTTGGCATACATAATAGATACCCATCATCTGATACTAATATATGTCCACATTTGTAATCCGATGGCTCATCACTAAACGGATTATCATACCAATCAACTGTGAAAAGATACGTCGCCCAAATCTTGGTTTTATCTCTAAGTAATACCTCACATTTATTTTCAGTTAAAAAATCATATGTGGTTACAGAAACATCATAACCAAAACAATCCCAAAGTTGTTTAAAGTGGAATGGAATATCATTCTTTGGTTCCTTCAGATATATTTCGGACAGTGGGACTCTAGACCTTACCATACCATAATCAGTCATAATATGGAATGTTAATATCTTGGATGGAATTGATTGTATTCCAAACGCATAAGCGTTGTGGAAGATATCTTTATCGTCTTCTTTCTTGGTGAAGAAGGACTGACGAATCAAACATTTAAAGTATGGTATGTTGTTATTTAGTCTCAATTTTTTTCCACTTATTATCTGAATCCAACTCAAACTCACCGATAAATTCTTGTTTCCATTCAGTTGGTTTTATTAATGATAAGAAATATTCTCCATTATTTCTACGATACAAGTAATATCTTTCACCAACAACAGGTTGAAAGTTATAGTTTGCGGAATAAACCATTCGGTTCCATTCAAACTCATCAACTAACTTCTTATACTCTTCCTTTATCTCATCATATCTTTTTTGGAAGTAATGGTTTGTTTTGAGTATCTTCTCATTCTTCCAAGTTGATACATTCTCAGAGATGATTACAGGAGCTCCGACATTAGTTGCATATGGAAGGAGATGTGCATAATAACCCTTCTCCTCACTCCACACGACATTATCAGGATACTTTTTAGTGTGTCCCATTCTTTAAAGATATTCCGTGTTTCAATCCAGATATAAAATCATTTAATTCTTCTTCTGTTGATAGGTATTCACCTATTGCAACACCAATCTCATTACCAATGTCAGATATATCACCATTTTTGTAAGCAATATTTGCCAAACTGATAACTAAACTACTTGATATTTTTTCAAACTCTGTCATTACTTTACATTAATATCCATTTTAACCTTATCACCATTTGGTTTTGAATACACCGCATATTGTGGTGTTAAATTATAACTCAAACCTTTTAGTTTTTCAGTATATTTCTTACCCATATTTGGTTTAAGATAACCAATTGTTGTATGAGGGTGGTAATCAGGGAAATTATTGGTGTGTGGATACTTACGAAGCAAATCATTTGTCTTATGTAAGTTATCACCTGATACATCAAACTTCAATACATCATAGTCAGGATTTTGGAATAGAGATGCGTTTTGTAATTTACAATTACCGTAGGTGAATTTACTTAAAACTTTTCTCACATCATCTTCCGTCACATCATCGTGTAATCCAAATAGGAGTGTTGTGTGAGGTTCATCTTCCAATCCGAAACTTCTATCACCTTCCTCGTAATAAACATCGTTATCGTCAATTAACTCGTGTATTTCTCCCATCTTTGGGAAATCGTAATATAACATTACGCAACCATAGTCAAACTTTTCTTTGGTTTCTTCTTTTAAAATTTTCTTTATTAAATCTTTCATAATTACATATAATAAGTGTAAGGATTATAAGTATAAACATTTCCATACTTTCTACAAACTCCGTGTCCTGTGTAATTGTTTAACAGGTAAAGCTCGGCTTCTTCATAAGAGGTGTGGGTTATACATCTATATCTAGGTCCTTCATTACAACCAATTTCTGACCACCCAAATAGTTTCTTTTGTTCAACAATCCAATAACCTTTTCTGTCGGAACTACCTGAATTTTCAATAACTTCAACTATTCTAAACTTTGTCATAATTTTATTTTAATCTTTATACTTGTAATTGTCAAATTTCTTGTTTTTACTCATAACTCTCCATCTTATTGTAACCATAGGAATACCTAATTTTTTAGAGGCTTCTCCGGCTGAACGATACTCAACATCATCAATTATTATTGGGATATTTTGTTCACCATTATATGTCCCTTTTCTAATTTCACTTAACTTATTTTTAGTTTCGTCAGAATGTTGTCTTCCAAAAAATGGGTTATTACTTTCACTTCTAGGTCTACATTTATTACAATGAGTATGTCCATATCCTATTCTTTTACCACATTCACAATAGACATAACTCACACCCCCTTTCCAATTTGGGTTTTGTTCCCCATTATAACTTCTTCTATTCTCCAGTGACTTTTTGATAGCGTCTAATGGTATTTTCTTCCCTTTCCAAAAACCAACTTTACCATACATTCCATTTTTTTCACCTGAAACAATTTCACTTCTTCTTTTTTTTTCATCTTCACTAATAGTACCCCAATATTTCTTCGCCGACTTTCTCTGATATTCAACCCATTCCTCATTATAATTGATGAACTCAGATAAATCTCCACCTGTCCCACCTTCAGTTAAGTTATATCCATTTTCAATTGTTTTAAGTTCTTTAATCCAAAAAATTTCCCTTTGATTAAGTTCTTCTTTGGAATTACACTCCTCTATAATGATTTTAGAAAAATTTTCTATCCCGTATTTTTTTATCGCCGACTTAATTAATTTGCCACTCCCAAAATACTTTTCAAATGACTTTCCACTAAATTGTCCAACATAAGATTTACCATTAATGTTGTTTTTTATTTCATATATCAAAAACTTCTTCATATTGATTTACTTTAAGGTTTATCCTTTAATATAAATACCCATCAAATGTAAAAAAACTATATCGCTAACTCTAATTTTGAATTTATTTTAGTAATACCTTCTACCCCAACTATTTCAAAGTCATCTATTGTGTAATCGTAAAAATTCTTATTTTCTTTTAGGATTAATTTTGGTTGTATGTCTAATGGTTCTTTATTTAAAAGCTCTGTGACAGCATCAAAATGTCTGTCGTAAATGTGTAAATTTTGAACCAAGTGACAAAACTTACCTACCTTATATCCACAATGACCAGCAACCATCATTAAAAGTGCGACATATTGTATCTTGTTAATATATCCTGCAGTGATGAAATCGTTACTCCGTTGAATCAGGGTCATATCAAGTATTAAATCATCACCACCTTTCCTTACAGACCATATGGTCTCATAGGCACAAGGATAAAGTCCTTTTGTTTCCCTTAAATCAGAATACTGATACATATTAATAATGTGTCTGCGACTAAACGGGTCGTCAATCAAATCAATTAATAATTTATTAATCAACTGATATCGGTTAATTGTTTTACCATATCTCTGTCCTATAGTACCATCACCAATGTCCCACTCATCCCACCAATTAATTCCCATTTCACGAGCAACATCCAATGAGGAAGATTGTTTTTGGTATATCCACAATATTTCTTTAATACCTGTTTTAATCGCAGTATTTCTTAAAGTTGGGATAGGGAATTCACCTTTTGATATGTCATATTCCTCAAATACTCCCGTAATGAATTTTGAATAAGCCATTGTCCCGTCAGAGTATTTTGGTCGTGGGTTATCATCCCAAGACCCATCACTCATAATCTTTTCAATATTTTGTAAATAATATTTATCAGCCTTATTCATAGATTTCAATCGTTTCGTTTTTGTAAGTCGTTGTAATTAGTCGGGTTGGGGTTACAGTGTAATAGTCATCTTCAAAGTTCGGGAGATTATTCTTGTTAAAGTATCTTTCCATACCTGTTCTGTCTTTTTTTCTATACCGTTGTCCAAGATATCTTGGAGTAATGTTTGGTATTGTTTGTCAATATTATTCATATTTTTTATTTCGTAATTCTTTATATCGTTCTTCATCACCCGATTTATCATAACCTTGGGTTATCACATACTCTAATGTGATTAATTCTCTATATTCTTGATTTGTTAGATTACCCCTAAGCTCATCAACTACCTTATTGTATACTTCCTCAAAAGACAAATCCATCTCTCAAATATTTATATTTTTTTAATCCATAGATAATACTCAGTATTGTTTGAAGTACCTAACGATATATCAATAAACTTAGTACCTTGAATTAATCCTGAAGTCATATTATTATCATTAACACTTCCTGTTAGATTACCCCAAGGTGTATAGTTCATAGTTAGATTATAAACAGAACCTG